TGTTCAAGCTATCCGAGCGGTCTCTGGGCCGCTTGGAGGGCGTACACCCCGACCTCGTCAAGGTCGTTAAGAGGGCCATCGAGATCACCGACCTCGACTTCGCTGTCTTGGAAGGTGTGCGCTCTCTAGAAACCCAGCAGGAGTACCTTAAAAAGGGCGCTACGACGACTTTACGCTCCAGACATCTCACAGGTCATGCCGTCGATTTGGGAGCCTTCCTAGGGGGTTCTGTGAGGTGGGAGTGGCCGTTGTACGTAACGCTGTCCAAGGCGGTCAAACAGGCCGCTAAGGAACTGGACGTGCCCCTAGAGTGGGGTGGGGACTGGAAGAAGTTCAAAGACGGCCCCCACTTCCAACTACCTTGGGCTGAATACCCTTGAGGAGAACTATATGAGCGGTTGGTTGATTGTTGTCACAGGCGTGATCTACGCGTATATTGCTGGTGAACAGGCCTATAAGCAGGACATCAGCATGGCGGTTGTGTACTTTGGGTACGCACTGGCCAACGTGGGGTTGTACATGGCGGTGAAGTGATGCTTAAAGAGGCCGATTGAAAAATTGGCTTCGATTCGTATGCACATATTTCCCCCCGCGCGAATTGAAAAACCCCCGGGCCACCCCTCGAACCTCGACACAGCGCGAGGCCGGGGGGTCGGTTTGGCAGCGGCTGAGGCCGAGGCTGGCCACGCTGGGCACCACGTCGCGGGCTATCGCTGCACATAGTGTGCACACCGCACACACACCACCACCGCAAACCCTCGCCACCACTGGGCCACACCACGTGAGGCCGTCGGGTTACATACTCGAGGCACCACACCGGCCACGGTGCGGGGCTATAGGTGGCCACGTGGTGGCCGTGTGAGGTGTGGAAAGGGTGCCGAGGTGTGCGAAAAGTGGCCGCGCGGGCCTGAATTTATTTGCGGGACACCGACGCAATGCACTGTTTTTTTGTCCAGCGAACACCTCGCGAGGCCACGCCCCGCCTCGCTTCGCACCACCTAGGGTTTGTCCTAGTATCTTTTTTTTCGTCGCCGGTTGAATTCGTCGGGTTTTTGTGTTTAGAATATCGCACCGAGTACAGCAACTCGCGAACTACTAAACACAAACGAAAGGCAAACGAAAATGAAAACAGCACGCACACTCAAGGCAAAATCCAGCGTTATCTATCGCGGCCCCTCACTGATTGACGGTGCACCGGTGGTGGTGGTGGCCGTGGTTCAAAGTGGAAACGAGAAAACCGGCAACATGGTGCAAACCTATGTGATTCGCGACGACGTGTCGCCACTCGAGGCCAGCAAAACGGGGGCCGACGTGTCGGTGTGCGGTACATGCCCACACCGTGGCACACCCACTACAAACCCAGACAAAAAACAAGCCGAGGGCCGCACGTGTTACGTGGTGCTAGGTCAAGGCCCGACGGTGGTATTTAAGACACTCAAACGCGGGGGATATCCCGACGCACTCACACCGGCCGCGCGACGTGCTATCGGTGCGGGCCGCATGGTGCGAATTGGCACATATGGCGACGGTGCAGCGGTACCGGCCGAGGTGTGGGCCGACTTATTGGCCGAGGCCTCGGGGCACACGGCCTACAGCCACCAGAGCGAGCACGCGGGCACCTCGTTTGATCCCTCACTGTACATGGTGAGTGCCGATAGTGAAGCGGCCGCACGTAACGCGTGGGCCTCGGGTTACCGCACTTTTCGCATTGTGGCCGAGGTGGCCGACGTGGTGAGGGGTGCCGAGGTGGTGTGCCCAGCGAGTGCCGAGGCGGGCTACAAAACCACATGCGATAAATGCAAATTGTGCGGGGGTGCCTCGGTGCGTGCCCGCTCGGTGGCCATTGTCGCCCACGGTGGCGGTGCGTCGCGCCTCAAGAGTACAGCACCTCGCGAGGCCGTGTGATGCTGGGCCACATGGTGGCCACGCTGGCCGACGTGTGGGCGTGGTGGGCACTGGGTGAGGTGCTGGCCGTGGCCGCGTGGTGGGTGTGGTGTGAGGTGGTGGCGTGGTGAGGCCGTGGCGGGCCTCGAGGGGGTGGCCGGTAGGGTAGCCCCACCCAGTGGCAAAAAGTGCCACCACGGGGCCGCGCTGGGCCTCGGTGGGGGTGTGGTGTGAGGTGGTGGGGTGTGCGTATCGAAACGCGAGGCCGAGGCTTTGCGTCGTGCTGGGGTGGTGCCCAGTGCCTGACGAGATAACCGCAACAAACGAAAGGCAAAACGCTATGCATTACAGCGAACGAACCAGCCGAGTGCTGAAAAAATTCAAGGTCACTGCGACCATGACAACACACCTCGAGGTGACGATCGAGGCCGAGACAATCGAGGAGGCCTACGAGGTGGCCATCGACTTGGACGGTGGCCAATTCCACACCAAGGGTGAGGGCGACTGGCGTGTGGACGGTGTCTATCCCGTCGCCGAGGCACTGACCGCAGCGCAACGCGCCAGCATCGAGGCCGTGCACCTGAACACCTCATGCACCGAGGCCGAGGCGCGGGCTTACTTGGAGGCCAACAACTGGGACAGAACGCGTGCCATTTTGGCCATCTACTCAGCCATGCCACACGCCCGCCCCCGTTCTTTTTTGGAGGGCTGAATCATGCGCGGCACCATGTTTGAACTGGGCGACCGCGTCGCCTTCCGTGCCGCCTTTGTGCGTGCCATTGATGCCCACGAATTGGCCAACGAGGTTGGCACCGTGGTGGAGGTGTACAGCGCCGGTGCTGTCGTCGTCGTTCGCGTGCTTTGGGACAGTGGCACCACTGGCTCGGCACTTATGCAAAACCTCGTGCTCAACGAGCGCAAACACTTGGAGGCAGTGTAATGAAACTCTATTTTTTCCGCACATCCGACTGGGACACATTCCGCGAGGCCAAACAGGCCGGTGCGGTGGCCGAGCACTACCTCGAGGACGCGGCCGACCCAAGCCTACGCAAGGGCGCAGCCGCTGACGCGGTGGAGGTGGCCATTGTGACCGCCCACCTGCTGGCCGGTGAGACCGAGCCGCTGCAATTCGTGCTGACCACGGACGACGACAAAATTCTCGACATTTTTTAAGGGGTACACCATGAGAAAAGCACTCGCATTGATTGACCGCCGCCGGTCATTCGTCAAACACCAAGCCGCACTGGGCCGCAGCCAGATGGTGCGCTACTTTCAGGCCCGCTACTCGTGGGGGCAACCATGCGACCCACGCAGGGCCGACGACTGGGGCACATTGTGCGCCGTCCTACGCACTGGGCTGGCCAAGGGTGTGGAGGTGGACTGGCACGAGCGCCTAGTGTGGCCAAGTGGCAACGCTGGCAGCATCGCTGGCATGGTGGGTGTCTATCACGACGGCCACGAACTACTGCACGACCTCGGCCTGATTGACGACCAATTCTGACCCAAACATTTAGAGGGTGCTTAAGCCCCCGCTGTACAAACCAAACGGAGAACGTAATGAACAACCAGACACAAAACACAGAAGTGAATCAGCCAGACGTGCTCGAGCGCTTCGCCACGATGGTGCGCCAGCACGACGTGACCTATGACTATGCCGACGACCACGCATCGTGGACGCGAGGCAGTACCCAGAAGCGTGCCATCGTGGCTCTCTTCAATGCCCAGAACCACGAGACCCAGTGCCTCATGGTTGACGTGTGGAACGCCATCATGCGTGCTGGCTTCGACCCTAAGTTCGTCGACCAGTGGCTGTGGCAGTACCCCGTGAAGAAAGAGGTGGCAGCATGATCCGCTCACTGATTCGCGAGATGGAGGCCGCTGGCCTGTCCAAGTGGGAGATGGTTGGTGAGGTGTGTGGAGCCTTCTGCATTTTCCTGATCCCCATCATGTTTTTGTTCGTTGGCCATGCATTTGGTCTAAAGTAAAGCAACTCGAGAGGTACTCAATATGCAATACAACATACCCGTGGAGTGGGACGCAATGCAAGGCGTGGTGTGCCACGTCCTTGAAGAAGACATCCAGTCACTACGTGAAGACTTGGAGCGCGTGAAGGCGGGCAACCGTGGCCGTGTGTTTCACCACGACAAAGCTGACGACATCGCTGAGTTGTTGTCACTGATCGTGGCACTCAAGCGTGTGAAGAACTACTACGGGGGTGACGGATGCTGATCACCCGAGTGTCAATGCTTACCGGCAAGACCAACACCCGCGTCATCAAGGTCACGCAAGAGCAACTCGACAGGTACTACCTGCAAGGGATGTTGTTGCAACTGGCCTTCCCTTTTCTGTCGCCTGATGATCGTGAGTTCATCAAGACGGGAATCACTGCCGACGAGTGGGACGAGTTCCTTCTCGAGCAGGAAGACGAACAGCGTCGCATCGATGCTGGTGAACCACTGTAACCAAGGAGAAAACCATGCTGTCTTTTTTACCGCGACTGCCTGATGAACTTGACGACAACGCCCGATGCGAGTGTGAAGACTGCGGTCTTGTGCATGATGCGTGGGAGTGTGAACCCATCAAGTCATTCAACAACGTGCTGCGTGCCGGTCAGGAGGTGCCCGCTGGGTGCTGCCCTAGCTGCGGCGGTCTCTCGTTCCTGTCGGAGCCTCAAGAGGTGCCAAATGCAGAATGAAACACAGGACTACA